CTTTAAGTCTATGATAGTTTTTCCTTTCTTTGCATCTGCCTTACCTCTAAATGGTAATCCCATAAAGTCTCCTATTGCAGGTATCTCAAACTCACATCCACTTAGTAAAGCAGCAGCTTCTTCATTAGCTAATACAGCTTCAGCTATCTTTTTAGCCTTGTTAAGTTCTAGATTGGTGTAAACCAAATCCTTACCTAACTCTTCAGCAGCTAACTTAAAGTTTTTACTAGCTTTAGTCCCATCTATAAATGTAAACTCATCAAGTCTATGTGGCTCTAATACGCATAGGTGTGTTAGCCTACCATCTCTAAGTGCTTGACTATCTGGCGAACCTTCGGTAAGTGATGCTGCGTATGCTTTAGGAGATTCTATTAATTTCTTACAGGATGATGATGACAAAGCGTGTTGACCTAAGTACCCATAGTAAAAAGAATCATCATACATCTTAGGTATAATATCAGATACTTTGAACTCATCTCCGTTTAGCAGTTTTATTTTATTCATAATGATTGTGTTTTAAATGAACTGCAATATAGTATTATTATTTGTTATATCAAATAAACTTTATCTTTTTTACAATTAAATCTTCTAATGAGTTTAGTGAAGGTATCCACCCCTTAGCATTATTATCTCCTCCAAAGCTGTTACCCTTAACCTTAACGTCATTGTTTCTTAGGTAGTTAAGCAGGTCCAGTCTTTTAAATACATAAGCAGTCTCTACACCTTCTAAGCTTTTAAGGATGTAAACATAGTATGTTGCTTTGGATGCAATGATACCACTATCTTCTCCCTTCTTTGTATTTAAGAACTCTATGTATAGGTTAACAGGTCTTGAGTATCTATCTGCGTAGTAGTAACCCCTAGAGTCATACTTAACCTCATAGGTAACCTCACTGCCTTTATACTTAGCTTTTATATCCCAATCGTAAAACTTTTTGTTTGGTGCTTTCTCTATGTCTGTATGTGTCTTAGACAATTCATCAAGCCATAAACTTTCTCCTATGTTACCCTTTAAGAAACTCATATCTATTTGTATGTTGTGTAAACTGACATCAAAGGTCTTAGCACCTTACTCTTAAATGCACAAGATATACATCCTGTTATTCTTATCTTAAATATTCTGTTGGCTATTGCAAACAATTCTTTTTGAGCAAACCTATCGTATATTCTAGTGTCATTATCAAAGTACTTAGCAAGTATCTTGTACTCATCCTCTGTCAAGCACTCAACATTCCTATACTTAAAAAGTTCATTTAATTTTTCCTGCCTCTCATCACAACCACAATCTTCTCCAGCGACAAACTTAACAACGTCTTTTATACCTGTTGCTTTTGTTATCTTAGCTACAGTATCTCCAAGTCCTTTAGACTTGTTAGCGTTTTCCTTTTCAAACTTAGCCTTCCATTCCTTGTAAGCTTTAGTTCTTTTATCTCCTTTAAATTCTTCCATAGTTATAATAATTTGTCGTAGTCTCCGTTAAAGTAATCCTGTGCATCTTCATTAAACTTTTCTCTTAGTCTTCTCTTGCAGTTCTTAGATGTATTGTATAGCGAAGTTAGACTTATGCCTTTATACTGATTACCATCCTCGTCTATGAATTTGCTTTCTTTCTCTAAACCTCTTAGAGATATATCTGTCTTGTAGTAAATGTCCGTAAACATTATATCGTACCTATGCCATTGCTTTATCTCTTTGTCGATACTATCCATTAAGTTCTGGAAGGCATAATTTTCTTTAATGTCAAAAGCATCTATAACTTGGTAAGAGTAAACAACCTCATCATATTCAACGAGAGGCTGCTTACCTTTTACCCTCTTATAATCAATACAAACACTAAACAAAGTACTGTAGAAGTAACCGAATCGTATTCCGTTATCTTCGTTTAAAATCTTATTAACGTCTTTTAAAGACCTGTGTATTTTTAAATATGCTTCTTGTACTAAATCTTCAGCAAACATATTAGAGCCTACAAACTTAACAGCCAGTCCAACCCACTTTTTGTGGCTCTTGTAAAGCTCTGCTAATAACTCATTCTTAGTCATACATAAATATATGACAAAATAAAAATATAATAATTAAAAGTTATTAACAATTACAACTTCTATTCTACCATTACCTTTGTCGTATTCTGTAGGTAGTAGTGTCTCTATTTTAACAAAGTCATCATTGTCATCTTCCCAGCAACCATAGTGTGTTATAGCATCCAATAGAAATTTAGATACAACAGCTATTGCATTCATTTTATCTCTTCTCCTTTTATCTGGGCTAAATAACTGATAAGTTATATTAACAGGTGTGTCTATCTTAACACCTTCTAACTGGTCTCTCATAACCTCAAAGAATACTTTTTTAGCATTACCTTTAACCATATAATGCAAGTGAATAAACTTATTCATATTAAGCCAAACATTGAGATTCTTCTTCTTCTTTCTAGGTACTACTACATACATAGGTACTATAAGTTTTAACTCTGACATTATATTATATTGTCTAAATATGATGTATCTACTACTTCTGGTAAACCTGCCTCATTAACCTTAAAGCTAAAGTCATCAAAAGAAAAGCTTCTACTTCTTTTACAGCTAACAGTAACCCATCCCTTGTTCTGTGTATTCTTCTCTAGTTGTATCTGTGTCTCCGTCTTTTTCTCGAGGAAGCTACCTAAATGTCCTGTGGGTTTAGAACTTCCAAAGTTACTATGTATGACTGTAATTATGTGACAATTAAGTTCAGCAGTCCATTTCATAACCCTCTGCACTATCTCAGATGACTCTGTAATATTATTTACATCAGAAACTAAATCAGCAATACCATCTACAACAACTAATCCAATATTCTTACTTTCTAGCTTCTCGTATAAAATGTATTCTATGAAGTTTATTCTTTCCGTATAAGACATCTTTCTTAAAGCATAGGTGTGATAGTCATCATCAATCTCTCCTGCATTCATATCTACAGGTCTTCTAAACACCTTTTGTGCGTGATACCTGCCTTGCTCTGTATCAAAGTGTATAACCCTTCTTTTATCTCTTAATCCTTTTATGTGTCCACTGAACTTGTTACTGCCTTTTAAGTATGTACTTACCAGTAAACTTACAAAGTAGGTCTTCATACTTTTAGGAGGTGCTTGTATAAAGCTAAAGTTACCATAGGTAGCTAAAGGTATTGTGTAAGTCTTATTGCCTTTTAATGTGGTTAAGTTAGCTTCTCCACAGGATATAGCTATTGGAGGTTCTTTTATCTCTTCAGATATATCTACATAGGCATCTTCCTCTAGCAGCTTCATAAACATTCTTTGTTCTTCTTTCTCTTCTATACTCATATTGATTTGTTTGTTTATCTGTTTGATGCATCTAGACAACTAAAGCAACAGTATCTTTTACCAAGCTGTACCTCTATGCCACACTCCATACACTCACTACTTTCCTCTAAGGACTTGTAGTACTCATTTAATTCTTCGTCAAATATTTCCATATTGTAAATAAAAAAGGGGAAGCTTTTAAACCTCCCCAATTAATTAAAATGGCAAATCGTTTGATACAGTTGTCTGTGTTGATTTAACATTGTTCTCCTTAGACTGGAAAACTGCCTTTGTACAACTACCATCAGTCCATACAACTTGACCATTCCCTAGATAGTCTTTGGACTTCTTAGCTTCTCTCTCCTCTTTAGTTTGAGAGTCAAATACTGAGACGTTCTGACCATACTGATTGGTGTCGTCATTTACTGATAAAGTAAAGTTGTAAAAGTTTCCTGTTTTTCCTTTTACGATTTTTTGTTTAGGCAACTTGTCTAAGTTGATACTAACATTAATTAATGCACTCATATTATAATTGTTTAAATTTATGTCTATAAGAATCCGTAGACACATCGGATATTTATTTTAATAAAGCCTCTGCAACTTTCTTACTAATCTTATACTTGGTTCTAAGTGTTTCAATATCTCCACCATCCTTTAACCACTTTTGTGCTTTAGGAAACTCTGGTGTACCTTCGTTTAACCATTTAGTTGGTTCTTCTGACTTAGCACCTTTACCGTGTGTATTAGTAGCATCAGCATCTTTAGTGTCGTCTATTAAGAACATTCCATTTAATGCATACTTTCTTGCGTAAGATGAACTACTACCAAATGATTGTGCAATGTCCATACCTTTCCTATTAGGGTCTATACCTGCCTGTGCTTGTACACTAACCTTTGCATCCATATCTCCTAGTGTAACTGTTGCTTCTGCAAACAATATACCTCCTAGTTCTTTTATCTCATCAGAGATAGTTAGTGCTAAAGCATACTTACTTAGTAGTGGCTTAACTGCTTCTAGAATATCTTCACAGCTTCTGTAGTTGTACTTACCAAAATTATTCCTTTGGTTCTTTGGTGCTTTCAGTTCCTTCTGAATAGCAATTAACTTGTCGTTAAAATCTAAATCTTTTTTACTCATCTTTATTATTGTTTAATTTACTAATTTCTAAATACTTTCTAATCCAATATCTTAACTCTGACTTAGTGTTTTTGAGTATTACAATCAAGTGTACTACTGAAGCAATAAGTAATAATAAGGTTAATAATACTAGTATCATAATTCTTTTAATAACATTTCTTTGTAACCATCTGGCAGTTCATCTGCTTCACAAAGTTCTTTAACTAGTTGTTTTAACTGGTCTTTCTCTATTGATAATCTTCCTACTAAAGCTTCTAAAGCTTTCACTCTTTGGTTTAGGTAATCTATTGTATCGCTCATTATAATTGTTTTATGGTGCAATCTACAATAAGTATTTTACTTTACCAAATTTATTTTTATATTTCTTTTATTCATCTCTAAATAACTGTTCTCCTGCCTAAACTTAAAGTCAACAGATATTCTAGTAAGGTTCT